ATATCCATACGTGCAACAATGCCAGCAGTAGTACTAATTGTATGTTTAGGAGCGCCTTTGATCCATTTCATTTGATCTTTAGTATACTTGTTTTCTTTTTCCATCCAGACATATACGTTAGTGTATAAGTCCTCTGGTTTGAAGTGTTCGTAATACCAACTGTTGGTAGCTCGGCGATGCTTATGAATTTGCTCACCAGTCCACTCTTCCCAACCGTCCCAATTAGGCTCCACGAGCTTTGCGCCACGCTGAACACGCGGTGCTGCTCTCGGCTTCTTCTTCTTGGTACTTTTAGGCAATGCCATCTGTTGCTCCTATGATAAAAATATTACTATACGATGATATATATCATTTGTCAAGAAAAATCTGCTCTAAACGAATCATTCATGTTAGATTTTTCGCAATAGGAAAAATTTCTGAGATGACTTTAGCACACGCTACAGCAATGTCCATATGCTCTTTTTGTGTTCCATTTGCACCTCTAAGTTGAATATAATGTACCCAACTTCTAATTGTTCCATTCATGTAAAGACGTGTTTTGGTAAGTCCTTCAGGCAGTACTTTTCGTGCCTGTTCTTTCGCAATGCCTTTCTTAATGGCCCAGTCGTATTCTTTTTTTGCTAAATGTGCGATACGCATTTGTGCATGTAACCAATCAAGTTGTAGTTTTTCATCTTCAACATTGATAGAATTTTGTCTGTTCTTAGGATCTTGTAAACGTGCTTCGCTGAATTCAAACATTTCGCCTTGTTCTTTAGGATCAGCATAACGTTGACTAAACTCTTGAAAAGCAAAACTACGATGACGCACAATTTGGTGTGCAATATCTCTAGTTGTGTTAATTTCTAGTACAGCGTTGACCATCTCCAATGGCGACCAATGTTGATGTTTGATTAGATACTTGATTAACCTCTCGCTGGTATCGTTATTAATCTGTGCTTGTGGATTGGATACCTTTGCACAAAATGCAATAAGTTCTTGCAGATCTGTCAAACCTTCATTTTCAAATTCTTCTGTTGCTCGGCTGTACGATACTAATTTTACTTCTGTCAACTTTTTATTCCTTATGTAAAGTAAAGTAGGGCTACACTCGTAGCCCTACATATGGGTGGGTTACTGTGATACTGCTGCGCTTTTTCTAGCGTTTTTAGTATCAGTGATCTCTTTTCTACGTTCTTTTGCGGCTTTAGTCATTTCTTGTAATGCTTTACGGGCTCTGGTTCCTGCGGCGCCATTACCGTTTTCGAACTTCTCGTTTTCTTCTAAAAACGATTCAAATGCTGCTTTTATTGCTTCTACTTGTGTACTCATAATTTATGTTTCCCTTATAATCTATGCTGAGAGTCTTCTCAACAGTCATAGTATATAAGCCTAGACTGCAAAAGTCAACTAATAAAGTGGTTAAATACGTACATAATGAATGATTTTACTCTTATTCCGTTCCACAACATTGTTAAGTTCGGACAAACAACAATGCTAGAACAACCACTGTTCAACGTTAGTTGGATACTTGGCCGCTTCTGTAATTACAGTTGTAGTTACTGCTGGCCGTATGCAAATTCAAATGTTCCTGACCATCAAGACTTTGATGTGTATACAAATGCAATTGACGAAATTAAACGACAGGCAAGAGAAAACGGATTTACTGATTTCCATTTTAGTTTCAGTGGTGGCGAGCCAACAGCATATAAAAAGTTTGGTGATCTAGTTGAGTACTATGCTAACGACAATGAGGCTAAGTATCAAAGCATACACCTTACAACGAATTTAAGTCCAGGTGAAAAATGGTGGGCAAGATTTATAAACAACACCAGCCACTTGACCCGTCGTAGTATCACTGCAAGTTATCATGCAGAGTTTGCAAACGAAAAAGATTTTGAAGATAGATGCTTACAGCTCATGGAGGGAGGAGTATTTGTTACAATTAATCAAGTTATGGTTCCTGAATACTTTGAAGAATATTATGAACGTTGCAGTAGATTTGCAGACAAAGGAATTAACGTTACTCTTAAACCGCAGTCCGATCCTACCGCGTCTAGAATAGTAGACGGTTATACTGATGAACAAATTGACAAGTTACAAACAGGCTTCCCACAGAATTGGAATGGTGAGCAAATTGTGCAAATGTATCTAGAAGATGCTAAAGGTAATGATTACGGATTGGATCAAGCAGAAAGAATGAATGCATTCAACTTCAACAAGTTTAAAGATTGGCATTGTAACGCAGGGTATCAAAGCTGCATTATAAGGGGTGACGAAGTTAAAAGAGCATATAGTTGCAGTGACATCCCCTTAGGAACGCTACAGGGCGGTTTTAAGCTGTTTAAGACACCATCTAAGTGTATTACTAGCTCTTGTGTAAGCAGTGCAGACAGTAAGATACCAAAGGTACTACATGAAAGTTGAATTAGCAGATATAAAATTTTGGATGGATGCAATTCGCAACAGCGAAGATAGAGATCGTACGCTTGAAAGTTTTTGGGGAGGCCAATTAAAATCTAAAGAATGGTTAGTTGAAACCCTACAAAGACACCATCACGTTGGCAATGTTAATTGTGTTATATTTGGAGGATGGAATGGTGTATTAGCAAATTTATTGTTTAACAGTACAATAGGATTTAAACACATTACAAGTGTTGACATTGATCCTAAGTGTGCAGAAATAGCAAACACAATGAATAAGCGTTACGAGATGGAAGGAAAATTTTTAGCAGTAACAGCTGACATGTGTGATTATGAATACACTGATCAACCTTACATGGTTATCAATACAAGTTGCGAACATCTTACACAACAACAATATAACAAATGGGCAAAACGTGTGCCAACAAGTACTGAAGTAATTTTACAATCTAATAACTATTTTGAACTAGAAGAACATGTAAACTGTTCTAGTAGTGTTAGCAGTTTTGAAAAAAAATCTAAACTAAAAACTGTACTAGTTAAAGATGAGCTAGAGTTACCTAAATATAAACGTTACATGTTATTAGGAAGATTTTAATGTTTGACTTTTCAGATCTTAAAACAATACACATTGAGCTGACAACAAATTGTCAAGCTAAGTGTCCTATGTGTTCACGTAATATACACAGTGGTATTGAAAACCCATTACTAAAAATTGTTGGCTGGACACTAGAAGATTTTAAAACTATTATAAACAAAGAAGTATTAGAAACAGTTGATCGTATATACTTTTGCGGAAACTTCGGTGATCCTTTGCTTAATGACAACCTTATTGAAATCTGCAAGTACGCAAAAGAAACAAGTCCTAAAACTGCAATAGGCATTCATACAAACGGTAGTTTAAGAAATGCAAAATGGTGGGCAGATCTAGCACAGTCTTTACCACAAGATCATTGTGTATATTTTGCACTTGACGGTTTAGAAGATACTCATAAATTATATAGAGTTGGCACTGACTGGAACAAGATTATAGAAAATGCAAAAACATTTATTGAAGCAGGCGGCCGCGCTAACTGGACTTACATTAAATTTAAACATAACGAACACCAAGTAGAAGAATGTAGAAAGATTGCAAAAGAAGTTGGCTTTCAAGATTTCACAGTTAAGAACACATCAAGATTTTTAGTTGAACCTAAGTATGATGTATGGGATAATAAAAGAATACCTATATACAGCCTAGAAGCACCATCTGATACTGAGACACATTTTTTACCTAAAGAAGTAATCAATGATTATAAGTCAGTGTTAGATGAAGCTGAAATAGATTGTCATGTACAAAAGATTAAAGAAGTTTATATTGACGGATTTAAAACTTTATTACCTTGTTGTTGGTTAGCACAAACACCAATGACGTTTTACGATCCTACACATATTTGCGAAGATGTAGTAGACATGTTGCGTAACCAATACAATAAAATGATAAGTGACTTTGGTGGTATACAAAATATTGATGCAACAAAAGGAATAAAAAATATTATAAGTTCTGACGTATGGCAAAACATATGGAAGAAAAAGTGGAACGAAGATAAAATGTTAATGTGTGCAAGAACCTGTGGCAAGTTTAAAACTTTTGATATTTCACAACCACAAGATCAATTTATAGAAAGAGAAATGTTATAATGACTTGGTACTACGACAAAGAAGATACTAGACTAGGTAAGTTCCAAAGAGAACTTGCAGAAGCATCTACGGAATCATTTTGTGTGTTACCTTGGATACACATGGCAACTAGACCAAATGGTGATATGCGATTATGTTGCACATCTAATGCAAGTGGAGCAGGTGATGATCATGAAGTAGGACTTGTAAAGATGGAAGATGGCAAGCCTGCAAACTTTGGTAAACATACTCCTATGGAGGCATGGAATAACGATTACATGAAAAGTGTACGTACAACAATGTTGCGTGGAGAAATTCCTGTAAGTTGTAAAGGTTGTTTTAAAGAAGAGTCGCAAGGCATAGTTAGCAAACGTATTTGGGAAAGTGCAACATGGAAAAATGACGAAGGTGTTGATATACCAGAGCTTATTGCACAGACACAAGAAGACGGAACCGTACCTGAACAGTTACAATATCTGGATCTAAGATTAGGACATACATGCAATATTAAGTGTGTAATGTGTAGCCCACATGACAGTAGTAAGTGGGTTGCGGACCATAAAAAACTTATTCCTGTACTACAAGACCC